ACCTTGCTGACTTCAGCAAGGTATTTTAACCCGCCTCTGTTTTGTGTGTAGCCCATACTGCCAATTGCATTTTCACCATTGTCTTCGGTATCTTTTTTTCTATCTTCTTCACTAGCGTATACATAAACTACTCCACCAGTATGAATTAAATTTCCATCTAAAGTTCGAGTAACTTCTTCATAATGCTTTAAAAATACTTTTTTGCCATCTTTAGTTTCATATTTTGCATTAGTTAATTTTTCTTGGACTTTTCTTTGCAGACTTCGTTCTTGTGCTAAGTATTCTTCGTAAGTTATTTCTTTATCTAGATATTTAATAAACTGGTCGTCTAAAGCAGCAGACTTTCCTTGAACGGTTTTTTCTTTGACCGAAGACTTTTCATCAATAGTAATTCTTTCTAAGACTTCTTTAGATTTACTACTCTTTCCGTTGATAATATCTTCAGGAGTGATGTCTGGCAAAGTGTCGACAGAAGAAATTGGTGCTGGAGACATAACCGATGTGGCAAATGCCTCTCCCTTGCTAGTCAAATTGTAGGAATGGTAGAGAGGTTGTTCGGAGTGTCTGCGGGCAAACTCTAACAGTGCCGTCGCTATTCCTTTACGTCTCCAATTTGGAGAAACTTCTACATAACCTACTGTAGAAAAAGGTTTGCTTAAATCGTAGTTCTCTTTACCAAACCAAGCAGGTAGTTCATCTTCAGACCACTCGTCTATTCCTTGAGATTCTTTATATCTGTTCTTTCTTACTGTCCCATAACTGATAGTTCCCACATCAGTTCCAAATTCATCAGAAACATCAACTTGACCAGATACTTTTTTCCAACCTAACCCAGTATCAAGCCTATCTTCTCTAAAATATAGGTGCCAATCATTTCCATCTTCATCAGTGTAAATTCCACGTGCGTATTTAGTTTCTATGTCAGCGTCGTAGTTGGCTATATTTTGGTAGTTGTCTTCGATTCGGCTAGCAATTTCTCTAGACTTCAAACTCTTTGGGGTGTATGTTGAAAGGTCTTCGCTAGCGTCAACAAGACCGACGCTTGCTCTGTGAACTAGGTTGGTTGAATTGTCAGATGGATTAACAACTCTACCTAGTTTTACTTGCTTGTCTGCCAACGGGAAATCGGCGTCTTTCCCATCTAGGGCAAATCCTAAAACAAAAGCATTAGATTCGTCACCAAACAACGCTTGCTCCGCTGTTATCTCGCCTAGTAAGTATGCTTGCTGTACTACAGGATTAGTTATGTCGTGAGTTCCGTTACCAGTCATTCTCTCTTGTGCTGTGGTAAATACTTCATAAGAGGCAAGTGGATGAAGTGCACCATAAATTCTTCCAGTGTAGTTACCCCTAAACATGTCAGCCAGAGTAGGTTCGTCTGGTGGACCCTCTGGGTCATTTCTTGTATAGGCAGGTACAGGAGCACGAACCAATCTTGGCTCGGAGCCACTTCTATCAAAGTTTTTCTCAGAAACGTGTAGCCACTCTTGCTCTCTAAGTTCTGGTATGGCTGACTCAATTACGTGACCAATTTCGTGGGTAGATGTCTCCTCGTAAGGCAACATTCCCCTACCGTCGTTGTTGTTAGGACCTATCCTAACTATCAAATCTCCAGCATTTTCTCCGTCCATCAAAATATCGAAGAAACCTCTGGCACTACCTTTGTTTTCGTGAACCTCGTTGTCTAATTGAATTCTTATCTTGCCAGTCGGTGTAGTAGCAGCAAGTGCTTTAATTCTTTCAATCTGCCACTTAGGGTATCTTCTTAGTGCAGCCTGAGTAGCCTCAATTGCTGCCTTCTTTGCTGATTCAGAAAAACTCTGCCTAACCTCAACCGTTCTACCGTTTTGATTTTCAGTTAGGGTTTCGTCAATAACAAATATGTCTAAGCCGTCTCCGTCATAGAATTCAACACCATTCTCTTCCATAAACTTTCTGTATTCTTCGGCAGAAATTATGGCAAAAGAGTCCTCAAGTTTAGTCTGTGCTTTTTCTAATTCTTTGTTTTCTCTTTGAAGTCTGACTGCTTCGCTGTGCAAGTCTTTTAGTGCTTGATTTTTAGAATTAAGAATTTTTTGAACAATTTCTGCAATGCTTAAATACTCTTCACGTTTCTTCCTCAACTCAGAATCAACAAGTTTGTCAAAAGCCTCTGCATCGTTTTTATCGATTCTTAAAAGACCAAGGGAAAGTTTACGTTGTAAACTTTTTTCTACTTCTTTTCTTCTCTCGTCATACTCCTCGTTCCACTTCTGAATCGCATACTCACGAAGTGTGGCAATAATTTCATTTTTCCTAGCGATGTTCTGGTTAATCCTCACAGAACCACCAACTAATCTGTCTAAGGCATCTTCACCATTTTCTGCCTTAAATCTAGTGACAACTCTTTTTTGTACTTCTTTATCTTTTTCAGTAGCCCTATCTAGCCACTCACGATACTCTTTAGCCTTTTGCTCGTCAGGAATAACGTCGTGCCCTGAAATAATTCTGGTAGTTTTTGAACCCCTAGGTTTTATTTCAAGTTGTCTTCTACCTAACCCAAAATCGCTAGTTTCAAGAACAGGCGGCGGCGACTGCCTCTTAGTGTCAGGTGTACTAGGCTCAGGTAATTCAGTCTCCGCTCTATCTGGCGGTGGCGTCGACTGCAAAGGTGGACTTGCAGACTCGGAAACTTTAGGTGGGTTACCCTTCCTACCGACTTCTCCCTGCACCTGCCTAGCGGGGGTAGGTTCTGCATCTGGAGAAGTTGCACCTAGAGTTTGACGAGTGACACCAATGTGGTCGTTGTACTCGTTAGCAATTCTTAGTGCGTCTTCATAATCTAAATCAACTACAACAGTCTTCAACTCGATAGGTTTACCGCTAGACATTTGAGCCAGCAAAGCGGATGCCCATCTGTGGTGACCATCAATTACATAACCGTCACGAGTAACGTAAAGAACTTGGTCATCCATTCCAAACTTTTTACGAAGTTCTGGGTCTAGCCAAGAAGTCATAATCAGACCAACGTTACCCATGTCCATCTCAGCCTGAATAGGAGTCAACTGGTCTGGAGTCATAATTCTTGACTCAAACTTAATTCCAAGATTTGTTAGAGCAGCCTCAAAGTCTGCTTGGTCTTCTGGAGTACCAAGTTGTGGCATCTTTCCACGCTCGGCACCTAAGTTGTTGTTTAGGTAGTTGCTAGTTCCCTTGATTCTCATGTTCGTCAAGTCAACGCCCATGTTTCTGTAAGTTCTTTGTAGGAACTTCATTTCTGAATCAGTTAGTGGCTCGCCGTTCTTGGCAAGAATAAAATCACGTAGAGCCTTAGCACGTTCTTCGTTTAATGCAGCGGGGTTAATCGTACGTCTTAGTCGGTTGACTTGACGCTGAGGCAAACCAGCAAGTGCACTACTCACTTCACGAGCAAGAGCAGAACGACCAATTGCATTTGCATCTTGCCCAATAAACTTTCTGTCTTCCATTGCAATTCTTACTGCTTCGATTGCAACTTCTTGGTCTACTTCAATATAACCACCATCAAAAAGCACTTCATAGGCTTCCTGAGGGTCTGTAATATCTTTTCTGACTTCATCTTCACTAACTTCGTTAGCGTCCCAGAAACCGTCAACGTGGGTAGGTTTTACTCTAGGAGTTGGGTCTGCTTCTTCTTTGTACTCAGGTTTAAACTCTACGAGTTTTCCGTTTCCATCTAGAACTCGGTTGTTCTCTAAGTCACGAACTCTACGTCGCTCAGGAGTTCTGTCAGCATCAGTTAATTGTTCGTCTGGAACTCTGATTCCGTTTTCATCAACGTACCACTGCAACAAAGATGGGTCTAATTTCTTTGCAACAGTTTTTCCGTCTTTATCTTTTAGTTTTCCACCTTCAATTGTGTAACCTTCAGGAGAAATTATTTTTCCATTGCTGTCGGTATAAACTTCAGAAACGTCTGGAACTGGGAAAGTTTCTTCTGGTAGTTCGTCTACTTTAGTTTTCTTTGGGCTAAGTGGTGCAACTGGAGAGAGAATCTTTTCTTCTTCAGACCTACTTGGAGTCCTTAAATTATTTTCTTCAGTCAAACGCTCGGCAGCATCTTTCAATGCTTCCTGCTTAGAGTTAGACGTAATAGTCTTAGATGGTTTTAAGTTTTCTTGGTCTTTAGCGTCGTCATAAATCTCGGTGACATACTGACCTCTGTAGTCCTGAGTAATTCTTGCCCTAGGAGCGTTAGGGTCTTTTGGAGTGTAGAGCAATCTGCCTTTATCGTCTTCTACAAAGTCAGATGGTAAAACAACGTCTTTTTCATCAACATAATCAAGACCAGCCTCTTTTTTAAACTTCTTGCTTTCTGGTCTTCTTGGGTTCTCTCCTCTAGGGTTTGAGAGTTCACTAGCCTCAGCCATAGACTGAACGTCTTCCCAGTCCTGAGCGTAGCCAATTACGTCTGGAGTTGCGTTTGTCTCCCAAGGTGCTGGCTGGCGAGTAATCTCGAAGATTGGCTCGTCTGGGTCAATAGTTGAAGTTCCGCTAGTGAAGCCACGAACTTCGGCACCGTCGGCAACTTCTTTCTCCATGTCAGCCTTAACAGCATCGTGCTTGTTTGGCTGGAATCTTCTAATGGTGTAGCCACCCTCACCCTTAGCGTTGTTCTTAGTGCGGTAAGTAGAGAATGGAGTTTTATCGTCTGACGGATTAACTTGCTCAAAGTTATCGGAAGGGAAGTCTCCGTCTGGAACGTCTCCCCACATCTTGCGTTCTTTTTTGTCGTCAAGTTTTTTGTAAGCCTTTTTATCTACACGCTGTGCAGCAGCCTGTACATCTCCCCAACTTTGGTAGTAACCAACAAATACGTTTTCATCGCTATCCCACTTTTCCTTGTCTGGAGTAGTTAGTGGGTTAGTGAATAACTCGTAGACAGGATAGTTAGGGTCTATCTCTCCATCTTTGCCTAGACCTTTTACTTCTACACTTCCATCGGCAATACGCTCTTGATAATTAGGAATTGAATCAACGCCATCATACTGACGTAGAACGTAGCCATCGTTAGAAATAAATTGCTTGGAGTAAGGTAAATCCACTCCGTCTTGCTTTGTGTCAACTGACCAGCCGTAAGGAGCGTCAATCTTTTTTAGGTCTGCAACGTTTATTGCGTAATCATTTGCATAGGTTGCTGACTTAGGTCTTCCGATAGGGAAAACTTTGCCACCCAAGTTTTTAAGGAAAGCCTTAATACCAGCAACGTTCTTAGTACCCATTCGGTAAATACCAGTACCGAGTATCGGGTCGTCAATGAACTCAACGTCAAAAGTATCGCTAGATGGGTCAGAGCCAATGAACCTACCAACTACCGAATGAATAAACCCCTTGAGGTCTCGGATGAAGGCTCTAGCACCTCCACCCATCCAAGCAAAGCGACCTAAGCGGTCACGGCGTTGAAGTTTAGCCCTCGCCGAGCGTTCTAAAAAAGAGTTCCCCCCAGCAAAGGGATTGATTGCAGCGGTAACTGCAACCACCACATCCTTAGGGACATCCTTTGAATCTGCTGACTCTAAGCGGTTCACCAAATAGTTGTACTCAACGCTACCCGGCGAGGTTAGGTAGATTGACGCAACTAGAGGTTTGAACTCTTCGCTTATTCTTGGGTCAGCAGACATCCACTTACTCTTTTCAAGATTTCTACTTCTAGTAGAAACCTCGGCAGGGTTGGTGGAGAGAGGGTGTCCGATTGGTAGTAGGTCAGTATGACCGCCAGCAACTACAGGCGTGTGCCCATTTATCGCCATGTTAAGAAAGTCTTCCAACTCTCTTATTGCGGTGAATACTCTTTTTTGCACATCTGATGCCCCTAGGGTTTTGTACAGCGAACGCTCTACAACTTCCATAGCGGTTCTCTTGTGAACATACCGTGCTAGGTCGACATCCTTATTTGCCGAAGCAAGAATGGTGTCAATCATCTCCGAAAGAGTTTGGTCAGGTGCGTAAATGTCACCGCCAATCGCTACGGCATGAACAGGCTGATTAACTAACCAGTTAATCGGGTTCTGTTCTTTATCTAGGTCTGACAATTTGGTTCCTTACATTAAATTAGGTACAACGACTGTGGAGTCAGCACCAATTGTGGTGCCAAGTTGCCAGTTCCACTTCTGGTGTGCGTCGATACGCTCGGCAATAAAGTTTGCAATTCCCTGCTCACGGCAAGCGTCTGCTAAATCAAACGCTTCCATCAGATAGGAAAGAATCTTCTTGTTTGCATCGTACAAAGAAGCAGACATAACTAGATGGTCATAACCAACAGGTCTAGTCTCGATGCAACTTAGGCTAAGGAAGTCTTCAAGTAGGAACGGTGCATCGAATCCCAATTTGCGTAGGCTCTCTGCAATTGGGTCAACTGCTCCCTCTGCATCTTCGTAAATCTCTCCGAAGAAGTCATGGAACTGAGTAAACTCTGCTCCACGCACGTTCCAGTGGTACCCCTGTGCCAAAAACTTCAGCACAACTGTGTCAGACAACAGGCACAGCAACTTGGATGCAAGAGCATCTTTACTATTGCCCTTGTCCATTTCAATTTTGATAATAGAGTCGTTCAATTTATCTCCTAGATTTCAATCTTTGGTTCGGCTAATGCAGGAGGAGCCTGTTCAGCGGGTGGTTGATTAGTTGGTTGCTCTGTTGGAACGGGCGGAACCGCTTCCTGAGGAGCAGGTTGTTCTTCTGCTGGAGGAGCAGTAGGCTCTCCTGCTGGTGGCTGACCACCCTGAAGCATTTGTTCTACACCTTCTGGAACTGGTGCAGCGGAATTCTGTTGAGCGACTTCACGAACCTTAGCCATAACATCTGGGGCAACAGCGTTAAGCATTGCTTCAGTAAGTTCAGGCGTGATGACACCCTTCTCAACTAGCAGACGTAGAGCCAACTCTGTTGGAGAAGGAGCCTCTGCTTCTGAGAATCCGTGAGTCTTACGCCAAGTCTCAAGGCTAATTGCCATCTTCTCAAAACCTGAGTCTGCATCCTGAGCACGGTCGTTACGAGTAGCAACAGCGGTTGGGTCAAACCAAACAACAATGCGGTCTACTTCGTTCTGTGAGAATCCGTTAGCAAGTAGGTAAGGACGTAGATAAACAACAGTTAGAGCATCAGCAATCAAAAGCATCAATGGCTCAATGTGAGCCTTGTAAAGTGACTCGTCAATCTGGACAGCGTTTGAGTACTTAACGTTGGCTAGACCAGTAACGATGTCCTTAGGGACGTCGATGCCTTGCATAATTCTTTCAAGCACACGGTCAGAACGCTCCGCAAGTGCAGGGTCGAACGAACGCTCAAACTTGAACTGCTTAATCTTGTCACCCAGTTCGGCAGGTCCTCTAATAATAAGTGGCACAACCGCAGACGCAGAATCTTCATCCTTAATCGGAGTGGTCATAGCGTCGATAAGTTGGTCTTCGAACTCGTCCTGTGCTTCTTCAGCAGTCGGTTCGGTAAAGACACCATCTGCATCATCGTAAGGATAGTTAGGGTCTGGATTAGCAGCAACGCTTAAACCATCTGGAAGATAAAGAGCACCAGCGTTGAGGCGAGAACGTGCAGTTGCACGGAAGGTGCGGTTTAGAAGTAAAAGTTCTGCACACAAGTCAAGAACACCACGAAGGCTTGAGTCTGCTTCTTCTGAATAACGTGGGTGTGCTTTCCAAATACGTCCGATGAACGCACCCTTTGGTAGAACAATTACACCTTGCTTGCTCGCTGCGTTTCCACCACTACGAAGTTCACGACGTGGAGAAATAACATAGTTACCTTTTCCATCCGTGTTCAACTCGTCGGTAGAGCGAATATCCCAAGACTCTGCAATTCCAGTACCAATACGTGGTGGAATCTGAGTTAGGTAGCACTCACCAGTAACTTGCAAGTTAAGTGCAGCATCACGAAGAAGTCCAGCCTGACCGCCATACGCTGAGTCAAGTCGAGCCAAAGCACGTTCAGCAACTTCAATTAGACGTTCGTCTCCAGTCTCAGCGTTTCTGATTGGAGATGGTGCTTCAGATGGATTTGAAACAACTGCTGCATACAAACGAACACGGGACACAACGCTGGCAACTAGGTTAAAGGCGTACTTGATTTCACCGATAGCGTCATAGTATTCCCACGCTTCGTGTTGCCAAGTGCTGGACGCTGCAGCCCGACGTGCTTTAAAAAGTTCCGCTTCGCCTCGGTCTCCAACTTTAATTTGGCTAGCAGCAGCGGTAAGTGGTCGTGGAATATCGTAAGAGGCTACTGGTGCACTATTAGGTTGAACGTTGAGGAAAACGGAGTTGGCTGGTAAACCACTAGGAGTGATTCTTGGAACTGATGCGGAGATACGACCACTCGACGTTACGCCATTATTTAATTTGCGTTTCGAGTTAGTCTGCTCTTTCTTAAAAACGCCCAAGAGGGACTCCTGTCATCAGTTATCTAGCCGTGAGGAAACTAAGCCAGCAACTGCGGATAATGCAAAAATTGAGGCAACGACCACAGTTGCTGTTGGAACTATTGTATAGCAAATTACAACAAGTGATGCTGTCCAAATCGACGTACACCATATGCAAGTGAAAAAATATCCAAAATAAGTGCTAGGCGGAAAGCGTTTCCAAACTAACTCTCGTAGCCACTCAAAGATGTGGTCTACAACTAACAAACGTGAAAGGCGAAACGTTGCAAGCGAGAGAATTAAAAAGTGAAAAATCTCTAACATAAGAAATTAACCTTTCATAGACGTTAGTGTTTTGTATGGGTTCCAAGAACGTAGACGTGATGAACAGCCACATCCGTTGTCTTTATAGAAAGCAATCATCTTTCCAGTAACAGTAACAACTCTAGTTAGGTATTCGGGTTTAGTGCCGAGAAACAATTCGGCGATTTGCTCTTGAAAAACAATCTGAGCACCTGTTGGAGCGTCCATAGCAATCACTAAGTTGTTGTCAGCAATCAAAATGCGACAAACTTCTAGGTAAGTGGCTCCCGTATGTGGTGGACGTACTGAAAGTTCGTGAACGCTGTCGATAAATCCCGCTGGAACAGCCACGGCGTTGCAAGGAAAGACGTCTAGAGTCAATTGCATGTTATTTTCCTAACCTACGAGCCATTGCACGGAAGGTTACGCCCGATGCTCGTGCTAATTCGGCGATTGTTACGCCTTGAGAGTGTAAAAACGTCGCTAATTCGGTCATTTCCGAGTTTGCGGAGCCTTGAATCGAGTTTAAGCCCATTCCAGAGCGGTAATTTCTGGCTAAGGGGGCTAAATAGCGTAAACGTTGGGCATTTTCGGCTGAAATTCCCGGAGATAGGGGTTTTTTGCGGATATAGCCTGTTTTTTGGGTAAAATTCGACGGAAACGGGAGTTTTTGGTCAATTTTGCTTCGAAAATCGCCATTTTTGACCCAATATTGCACTGTAGAACGTCGAAAAGGTGGCGAAAATGCGTTTCCAATGGCTTGAAGTGCCCATCCAGCCTCAAAAAGTTGCCTAGCACGGCAATAAAGTTGCTGTTTTGACCCACTCAACGAACGGAGGAGGGTAATTTCTGATTCTGGGAGCGATTCTTCTCTCGCATAACGTCGACGTTCTTCCATAACGTATACTTTAGCACGTTCTGTACAAGACAATGGGCGTCGAAGGCTTCTGTACTGACGATTAAAAATGATACATTAACGATTTTTGCCTTTGGCGTATCAGACGGGAGTCCTAGTCCGGGAGACCTTTCGTAATCGTTTCGTGATGTTCAAAAATAAACGGGAACAGCATTTCATTCGCAACCAAACAATTACTCATTTGTAGCCTAATGATTACTTATTTACATCTCCAGTCAATGATTGCTATAAAAAATAATCTAGATAGCAACTAATCTGAACACCCTTACAACTTTTATGCTAAAACTTATCAACTTGACACTAAAAAACAATTCTTATTACTAATCAAACATAGACATAGACATAAATTATTTTTTGATTGACATCTAACGCTCTAGCAATGTCATTACATAAGAGACATAAAAGATTAGACATAAAGACAAAGACACTAAGACAAGTAAAACTAAAACATAAGTTGTATAAACACTTAGGCAACATTCCATTTTAGTATCAGCGTGAGTTGCTAAATAATAAACTTGACAAGACCCCGCATAGTTGATAACCTTAGTGTATGAATACTAACAATGATAGAGAGACTAAGACAATGACAACTAATGAACCAGATTACAGAGAGTCAGTTGCTAGAGACCCATTCGCAGGGGATGACATCAACTTGCCTTTATGGTCAGAGATTCTACCTAACCTATGGCAAGGTGGCACTTACGATAATGACAGAGTTGGAGACCGCAGTTGTCAGTTAGACATACCCGCAATTACCCGCAGAGAGTTCGATAGTGTCTACACCTTTTACGCCTTCGCCAATCCAGTTGATTGGCAAGTAAAAGAATACCGCTATGGCTATTACGACTCTCCAGATACAGACTTCCCCGTATCGGAGTTCAAGCGTATTGTTGAGATGGCTCACGCTGATTGGAAGCGTGGAGAGAGAGTTCTAATTAGATGTCAAGCGGGACTGAATAGGTCAGGCATAATCACCGCTCTAGTGTTGATTCGAGATGGCTACTCACCGCTTGAAGCAATAGACCTAATGAGAGATACCAGACACCCTTATGTCTTATTCAATAAGCATTTCGAGAATTGGATTCTGAAGCAACCAGTTGAATTTTGGCGAGAGAATCTAACTACCGAATTCTAAAGAGACTACTTTTAGAGTCAGGTAATCTACGAGACCCCATTGACTTAGCGGTTATCTTACCGCCAGTAAATCCAGGGGGCGGCTTGATTAGTAGAGCAGTAAGAGCGTGGACTAAAGCGTCTACTCGGTCAGGCGACTTACCTTCACCTGGAACCCACGAGACCATTTGAGATTCTAGGTCAGCAAGATAACCAATGTGGTGAACACGCCCTTGCTCATAACCTAACACCACAGGCTCGGCTCTAAGAGCCTTGCCATACTTCGAGTGGACTTCAAGCACCTTGATACTAGGGTCAATGGTGTTGATAGCATTTCTAACTAACGCACCACCTTGATTGACTTCGGCTACAACAGGACAACCCCACTTGCGAGCCATAGCAACTACACGATTAGCCCAGACATCAGGCGACCCTAACACGCTAGCGTCTTCAAGCACCCACGCTTCCCGCTTATACAAGTCTCTCTCACCAGTTGAAGCAACTACAACAATTCCACATTCATCTCTAGGATTCTCGGCTACCGAAGGGTCTACACCAATTACTCTAAGTGGAGTGTTGAGTGGATAAGCAGATTGTCTATGATTCTCGATTAGTTCATCAGTCCATAAAGCACCTTCGACTGAATCTAACATCTCACCATAAAGTTCTTGTTGAGCAAGTCTAGTTCCAGCGTAGACACCTGTAATAGCGTCAAGGTAAGCAGTTGATAAGTTTCCAGAGTTGTCCATAGTTGAACCACGACTAATCACAACACGACCAGTATTTTTTGCTTCTTCTAATAATTTGTAAAGCAATGGAACACGCTTCGGAGTTGTAGTAATCATAATTTGTGGATTACGACCTAGACGAGTTCCAACACGCAAGTTATCGAACGCAGTCATACCCGCCGCATCAGGTGTTTGTCTCCAAGCGGCGACCTCATCTCCCCAAGCGTGAGTGAATTGTGGACCACGCAATGAGTCAGGTTCATCAGCAGTAAAGCAAGTCGCAGTATTTCCGTTGGGCCAAGTTAGTCTTCGCTTCGAAGGTTCATACAATGGTCTCTCACTAGGTGGAGACACATTCATAATTCCAGATTCACCTTCGACAATAACATCTCGAACATCCGCCGCTGTTCTAGCAACTAGAGCGAATCGTCTCTGTCCAGTATTAGTGTATTTCGCTTGCTCACGAACCCACTCTGCCGCTGCCCTTGTCTTACCAGCACCACGACCAGCAAGATACATCCAAATTGCCCAATCACCTTCAGGTGCTTGCTGTTCAGGTCTACCCCAGACAGACCAATCCCACATAAGAGTATCGGGGTCGAACCCAGATAGGATAATCGCTCTCTCGTCATCAGGCAAGAGAGCGATTTGTTCCATAAGACTTTTAGCCATAGGTCTATTGTATAGACTACAAAATGGCTCTATTCTTCGATTGAATCGGAGTGTAGACCCTACTTTGACCATTGTGGTCAGTCTTATAGCCATAGCGTGCTAGTCGGAATCGAATAGCAGAGTGAGACACACCTAGTCGCTTACCTAAGCGATAAAGTGGCACGCCTTCAACTTCGTGAGCGTGATTGAGCAGTCTCACATACTCTTCGGCTTCCGCTCTGAATCGCATAGCGTTAGAGCGAACCTGTTGAGCCATAGGTTGTAGTTCAAGCAAGCGAGCCAAGATTTCAGGTGAAGGCTCGACAAACTCTCGCTTTGCCTTTTCAGGATAAACAGGTGGTTCAGGAATAACATAAGAATCATCCAGTTCAATTGTTTGAGAGTGTTCTGAAACAATCTGTCTAGTTCTCTCTCTAGTGATTCCACATACTTCCGCAATGCTAGTTAGAGTCCATCCAGCGTTTTTGAGATTGACAATGTATTGGTTTCTTTCATCAACATCATTCACCTTCAAAAACTTATTTCTAACTTCATCAGGAAGATTTATTAGTTTCTTGATTTGTTTTGGCATTTCTATTCTTTCTATACTCTTTGTGCCAGTAAAGCAGACACAATTGAAGACAGACCCAGAGCAAGCACAATGTTGCCAGAGTCATTTACGAAGATGGCTACGAAAATAGCCACCGCAGATAGTGAGACCGCTAAAACAGCAGACCACACCACATCACGAAGGCGTGCTAGTAATTTCCACATTACTTCCACGCACCAATTGCCTTCATCAACTCATTCGGACTTACCTTTAGCAACTCGCAGAGTGTTGAGAGAGTTCCAGATGGAATCTCACGCTGTAAGTGGAAGTAGCGACTTAGGCTCGACTTCTGTAATCCGTGAGCGTTAGCAAACTGATTTAGCGAAGGGTAGCCCATCTTTTGATAGCGAGCGACAAACCAATCCCAAGTTGCTTCAGATTGTTTATTTCTTTTCATTTTTCTTTTCTCCAGTTTCTTTGTCTTTAGGTAAGACAACTCCAAGTAGAGTTATCGGTTCTTCATTCCAATCCAAGTCCAAGTCTTCATCTCGAAGTGGATTGACTTTGTTGCTAATAATTAGAGCAACCGCAATGATTCCAATGAAGAGCAGAGCGATTAGTCCTAGATTTACAATGTCCATTAGACAGCAACTTTCTTAGTTCCGTTGTAGATGTCAGAGACAACATTCGCCCAGATTCTAGGCGTGTGTGTCTCCGCTTGATAACCACCAGCACCACCGATAAGCACTCGACCTTCGGAGTGGCGGTTAGCCAAGTCAGCGACAACCTTAGACGCATAGTGGTAGCCATCATAGGTGTATTTGAGACCCCAATACTCGCCTTCGTGTCCGTCAGCACCAGTTGCTAGCAGAATCACATCAGGTTTGTAAGAGTCAATCTTCTCGGCAATGTCGTCAATAGCCCAAGCAAATGCTTCATCACCTTCGCCCTGTTGAAGAGCGTAGTTGTAGATTTGTTTGTCTTCTATCTCATAAAGATAGTTGCCAGTCTCTCCACGAATCCAAGTGTCAGAGTGAGTTGGATAAATTCCGTGTCCGTGAATCGAGAAGGTTGGAATACCAGAGTTCTCCAGTAGATTCTGAACACCATCTCCAGCGTTCACATCCCAGTCAATGTAGACAGGTCTCAACCCAGCCTTCTGAAACTCCAGAGTAGCCCAAGCGAAGTCATTGAATACGCAGAAGCCTTCAGACCATCCGTATTGAGCGTGGTGCTTAGCACCCTGTGGATTGAAGCCCACCTGTATTTCTCCAGCAATCATCTTCTCGGTCAGTCTCGCAGTTCCAGCGAACATCTTTAGAGCAATCTCACCCATCTCTAACCTATGTCCATACCAATCGTGGCTAAGACCTTCGTCAAGCACTTCAGATACAAACTTAGGGGAGTGAATACTCTCTAGGCGTTCTCGGTCGCCAGAGTCCACTTCAGGCTCGATTACGACCACATTATCCGAACCCAGTTCAGAGACTAGGTAATCGGTAGCAATCTTCGCCCGAATAGGCTTAGTTGGATGTGAGCCATCTCCGCTTCCAAGTAGCCACTTCAGGTAATCATCGCCATAGGCTATGTGTAATTTTTCTTTATTTGTCATTGTTTCTTTCTTCTTTCTTTTATTTGAGTTTATCTGTTATTGACTCTTATGTCAAAACGGGGGGTGGAAAATCACCACTCCCCTGGAATAAAGACATTTCAGGTCAGTTCATCAGAAGATTTTTCCCTTCTGCCTACGCCCGACAGAGCCTTTGAAGTCTGCCTTTGGATAGATGTTGTAGCATAGCCAGTCAAGTTTCTTTGATAATCCATAAAGACCAAAGGCTAACCTTCGTAGCACCCAGTAAAGAGTTTGATACACGATTTTCATCTGTTCTCCTTCTCGCTGATAATAATCACTCGTCTGCTCGGAGAGACTTGGATGTCAAGTCCTAAATCTGTTTGATTTATGAAGTGTATCTGTCTCCGTAGAGCAAACTTGAGACCAGCAATGAACATAAGTGCCATTGCGGGAATTACAGCCCAGAGTGCTACCATAGTTAGTCCTTTCGTCTTTACTTCTAGATTACCACTTATAGTCTAGTTTGTCAATACTAGGCTTCGGGAATCTCAATGGGGGATTCTGACACCATTGCCAGTTCTGGCTTATTTGCTTCCAACTTAGAGATAAAACTCTCCGTGTCCACCATCCAGCCAGAGATTAGTAGCCTATCTACTCCAGAGTGAGACTCCGTATGTTGCTCGTCTAGTTTCTTTAGAGCATACTTGGCTAGTGAGATAGCAAAGGCTAACTCTTCGTCATTTAGATTGAGATTTGGCATTTCTGTCCTTTCGTCTTATGTGTAAGTGTTTCCTACTATTACAGAATAGCACACTAATCTTCTGTTGGCAAGTCTCCGAGCCGAGATTTTAGTTCAATTTCGCTGTATTTGTAGAGTTCAGCAAACATTGAATCGGCATTGGGGTTTAGACCAGATTTGACCAGATAATCCACTCCAACCAAGATGTTGAATAGAGTTTCATCACTAAAGTCATACTCATTGGCAAAGTCTAAAACTTTAGCCTTTACACCTTTGTCATAAGCAGATAAAAACTCTAGAACTTCTGAATCTGTCATCTCTAAAACGGACTTCTTCATAACAAACCTTTCGCTAACTACCTTTATTGTAGCACCAATAACCGCAGTCTAGGGGTGGAAAATGGAGACCCCCCTGGCTTATGTCATAGATTTCAAAATGTCAGAGGTTGGGTTTATACTTCCCGAAATAAAAAAACCCCGTGCCTTTCGGCACGGAGTTCCAGGGGGGCGGCTATTTTATAGGCAGATGTCAGCCGAACAATGTCTTCCGTGTCCAACTCTGTTCGGGAAACTACAATTGAAGTGTGGAACTGGGTGTTCATCTTTACATCTTTGGCAATCGTCAGTTTCAGCCTGTCGCTTTGCTTCGTATTGCTGTCTCGCTAATTCTTCAGCCACTCTTTCTTGCTCACGCCTTTCAGCAAGTATTGCCTGATACTCTGGGCTTTCAGTTTTCTTAGGGGCTTTCAAGTATTCAGCAATAAGTTCGCTGGCAATTTCTTTACTAGAGAAAACTATTTCATTCAGTTTTTCGCTCAAGTTAGGTGCGTATCTTTCTTTATCTAACCGCTTTAGAAATGCCCATTGCTTCTCTGTAATTCCAATTTTATTTTCCATTTATTTTCCTTCCTACATTTTCAGTATAGCACTATAACGCTAACCTTGTCAAACATTTTTGATACAGACAGGGCCGATTCCCTGCTCAACGCTTGCTGGGTCAGACAAGAATCTACCGCAGACACAACATAAGCCAGTCGCAGTTCCGAAGGCTCTCGCTTGCTCTAGGGTCATTTTCTGTTCAGGCTTCAGTTTGTAGATAGCACCCTGCTCATACTCCCACCCACCAGACAAGACAAGTTTCTTGGCATAAAGTCTGCCAGTCTCTCGACTTGGTTGAACTCGGTAGATGTTTCCATCTTCAAGTTGATAAACACCCATCTCGATACCAGCCAATCTTGACACCTTCGGTGCTTTTAGCAAGTTGTCAATTAGACCGCTTGCGTCTTTGCTAGTGAGAATCGAAAAATCTATTTCCTGTTCCCACACTCTTTCTCTAAGTAAAGTCTCAATGAAACTCACTTGGCGTTCGCTTGCTTTATTCATCATTTCCTTCTTTCTCTCCTTCCATAATCAGTATAGCACTTGACTCTGATAAACGCAACTATAAAGGCGTGTCTTATGTCATAAACCGAAGGGACTCCGGGGGCAGCATCTCTTTCCACCCACCGCACGCCTTCGAAATAAAAAAAGAGCCAGATTTCTCTGGCTCTTTCCGTAGGGAGTGGTGATAAATAAGCAGTTTAGCCACTTACTTAGGTGGAGTCTTACTCGCCCTTCAAAACCTTCAGGCGTTCCAGAATTGCGTCTAGAACTTCAGTCAATGCTTTTAGATTGTCAAGCGACAAGTCTTGAGCAGTCTTACTTCTAGCGATTACCGAAACATTATTCTTCATAATCTCTAGCAGACTATCCATACCGCTACCAACTTCTTTGTAAGCGATAAGCAGTTCGCCAAGTTCCATCTCTGAAACTTTGTCAATCATTTCTTGATACTTTTTTTCCATTTTATCTTTCTTTCTTTTTCAAGTATTCGGCAACTGAAATTACAATCGAACCGAAGATTAGTAATACTCCAAGTCCAGCACCAACTAGAAATGAATTTATACTTCCGTGCTGACTTGTGAAATAGAATCCAGCACTTGCTGAAACCGCACCTAAACCAAATAACAGATACTTCACTTATCTACCTTTCTCCAAACCAAATCAAGCACGAACAGCAATTCGACCACTCCACCTAGAACTAATCCGTGAATAAACACTTCACTAGCATTACCGATTGGTGTAGCACCATAAGCAATTAGACCAGCGTGGAATAGAACCCAAGCAACAGCAACCGCAGGGATAATTAGAACTCCAGCAACCAGTCTGGCAATCACATACTTTGTCATTTATCTCTCCTTCAATTTCAAGTTTATAGGCTATTTTAGATTTGTCAAGTGTTTAGTTATTCGGGTCGTAATCTGCGTAGTAGTCGTCTCTATCTTCAGATAGCGAACTCTCTCGGTAAGTAGCACCGCAGAACTCACACTCGATAGCGTAGTTGCCCCAGTCGTCAGTTGCTGTCTCTCCAGCACCATTTTCTTTTAGGCACTCTTCATTTTCGCACTCGAACGCTTCATACGAAACTTCTTGTGAATAAATACCAGAACCACGCATTGAACCTGGTGGATAATTATCAAACATTTACGAACTCCTTATCTCTGTCGAACTCATTTATGTAGAACTCCCAACCGCCCATACGATAACCAACTTCGATTACTATCTGGTTAGTCGGAACTCCTAAAGCGTAAGCAATAGATTCCATAATCACGGAAGACGCTTCTTTATGACCCCTTTCGATTTCCGAAAGATAGCCTAGAGCAACATTTGCTTTCTTGCTAATCTGTCGCAGAGTTAGACCCTTTTCGGTTCTCAACTCTCGCAACACTTCTCCAAGTGCTTCCTTGAACATCATTATTGTCTCTCCACATCATTATCTTCGGCAACCTTTATCAGTTTCCAATCGTGAATCTTACGACCATCAACTAGAGTGGTTTTGATTTTGAAGTTTGCTTCTCTTTCTGTCTTTGCTTGAATCTTCAGAATCTCTAGGGGGTCTAGTCCAGAGACTTTGAAGTAATAGTTTTTATTAGCCATCTTCGTCTCCTTCTTCATCTTTGTATTCAACAAACAGGTCTAGGTGGAAGTTCTCGACAACTGCGTAAGCAGGTGCTTCAGTTTCTCCGCCTTTGTAAGTGAAACCTATCGGCAAACTAATCTTCACATCTGGCTTCCCATCAGACACCAAGTGAATTGCTGTCAAGCAAACAGGGTGGAGTTCTGTCGGAACAGGTGGATAGCAGTTGCCTACTAGGTGTAGTTTTAGTTTCTCTTCGAGTGGTAAATCCGTCTCCAAGATTCCCATTAGGTTCATTAGTCCCATCTTTTGTCCTTTCGTCTTTATTGTCTCTCTGACATTACAAGTATAACAAATTTGTTATTATTCCGCAACTACCTTTACAGCATTTTCGGGAACAGATACCGATACTTTCGGTCCCAAATAGGTAGGGTCTTTTGTTAGGTCGTAGTAGTGAGCAACTACTTCAATCAGACTTTGTTGAATAAAGTCCGTAGCAGTAATTCCGTCTTTCACAACTCCACCAGTCTCGACTTCAAAGTCAAGCGATACGCTTAGGTTGATTTTTGCCATTGGTTTTACACCTTCTTTCTTGCTTCTTATTTTACACTTTTTGATTATGTTTTATTATCACGGAAACTTCCGCACATTATTTATCTTATCAGACATAGGTGTCCGTGTCAATCCCCAGGGGGTAATACTAATTCCACCCCCCAGAAGCACAAAGAAAGAAGCCAGACTTTCGTCTGGCTCTTTCGTTTGATTTGAAACTTATGGAGTTTCTAGAATCCGCACATAAACTATTCGACTATTTTGGAAATCAGTAATCGGTTGTATGTGAGTTCCACCGAAGCCACGATTGGCGTTTATGACCTTACCCTTACCAATGTAGATGGCAGAGTGATAGAAGGACTTGTAGCCCTTGTAGCCGAAGACTACGACATCTCCGACCTTTAGGTCTTGCTTCTTTACTCTCTTGCCAGCGTAGGCTTGCTTAGTGGCAGAGTGTGGCAGTTCCCTACCAACTTGCTCGTAAGCCCATCTGACCATACCAGAGCAATCCCACCCATAAATAGAAGACCCTGAAAATACATAGGGGGTTCTACCTACTCGGTGAATTAGGCGGATAACTACTTTATTCAGTTTCTCCCTGTTTTGAACCAATCTCTTTTCGTAAATAACTCGCTTCTCTAAGAAAGTTAGTTCTCTCTTTTGAATCATAGTTAGAAACGAAATAGTTTTCGGTTCGGTTCGAGTTTCCACACTCTTTGTCTTTACTTCATTTGATAACTGACTGGCACTTGCTGAAGATGTTGAACACCCACACAGCACTACTGCCAATGTTATTGTCAGCAACCATCTCATTAGGCGACCTACCTTTCCTTGCGTTAGTTCTTGGTCGTTGTTTGTTTTGGTTCTCCCAATACTTACTATTCAGTTTTGTTATTACAGGATAGCACCTATCGGTGTCCATAAATGCTATTGTATCTCTGTTTTCTGCTTCTTGTCAAGCGTTTTGGTGTGTCCTAGCAGATTCAATGCGTATTCCACATCAACTATCTTGATTACAGCAAGTGCTTTGGAATAATCTATTTCGCTTCCATCTTTATTACATAAGAAGACCGCAGTTTCTTCGCTTCCCTTTAGATTCTGACATAAGACCGCAACAAACTCGCCAGTTTGAAGCCTAAACACGAACCCTATTCTTTCAGGCGAAGCATAAATCATTTCAACAGGTTCAGCCAGATACATAAGAACTATTCTACCTTCAACAAACAATCTGTGGGGGTGGAAATGGGGTAGCCCCCTGGAAATCCGTAAGAAAGTTGCGTGTCGGTGGTCGCTGATAAAATAAACGCCCAGATTTCTCTGGGCGTTATGTCGGTGGTTGGTTGTAAGATTTAGAACTCTACCGCAGGGGCTGAATCCATTATTACTGCGATAGCGTTTGTGATGGCGTTCTGCTCGTCTGTTTCGCAAGTGTTGAACTCCCACTCTTCATCTGCTTCGACCCACACATCTCCGTTCTCAAAGTTGATACTGACATCTGGGGCTGTCTCCCATTTCTTAGTGTCGGTATCATACATAACTACAAAGTGATACTGCTTACCCATTTACACTCTCCCTAATCTCTCTCCAAGAATCTCCCGAACCTTCGATAAGACTTAGGTTCGAACCATTTTCCCACTCGACCAGAATTGTTCGGCAACCCCAGGGGTCAATGTATTCTCCAACTTTAGTTCCAACCGCACCTGACCTTAGCGAAGTGTAAGGGTCGCTAGTTGAAATTAGTTCTATTGTTATTTTTTCTTTAGTTGTCATTTGTCTCTCCTTATTCTTCCAGCACCATAAATAAACTTAGAAAGTCTTTCTAAGTCTTTGTTTTTAGAAATCTGGTTGTAGAAACTTTTAGGTGCGTAGTTGAATAACTTTTCGCCCTTCTGCTTGTCGGTTTTTAGTTTCGACATTTCCACGCCAACTTTTTCCAAAGCGGAAATCTCTGACTTAGTTAGCCAGTAGAATCCATAAGTCCAGTTGAAACCATTACTGGTTCTAAACACTTTTACAATGTAGCCCTTCGAGTTTTTTCGATACTTACCACCAGAGGTGTTATCTTCAAACTCAATAATCACATTGAAAGTTTTGAACTTTAGTTTTGCGGTAAATTGGTTGAACCAACCATCAACTAACGCTAACTCTTCCAGTTTTGTCTCTTTAGTTTTCAATTGTCTCTCCTGTCAATTCGTTCCAAGCAACTTCCGCAGTCAAGGGGTCAATGATTCCTTCTTTGACCAGACTGGAAAGCAACTCGAAAGTAAATCTTTCTAGACACTCTCCGCACTCGCATTTACTACTCAACATCATCATCACCCAGCCCAACCATTTCATCAAGAATAGCCATCACGCTTTCACCGATAATTCGGTCAATGGTGTTTTCTTTTTCTTTGCGAATAGCAAGTATCACTTCGCTACTAAGTTGCTTGCCATCTTCATCTTCAAAGTCTTCTTCGGAGATTAGCATAAACTCAACCAACTCGTTCGGCTTGTAATCTTGTTCAAGCATTTTGATTAGGTCTTCTACTTTTGTCATTGACATTAGCGACCTACCTTCTCAACAAACTCATTGAAATAATCTACTGCTTGCTCGCTAAAGTTTTCAGCAAGTCCACCATAGTAATCTTGTTCTTCAACAAATGAATCCCAGAGTTCAGGTGAAATAGTTTTGTCGGAATTAGAAGCAACATCTTCTCTGGAGTTGATTTGCCAGAGCAACTGCTCGCCTGATTCATAGTGGTTCTCAATGAACTCGATTAGTTTTTCTTTTGTCATTTTGTCGTGTCTCCTTTCAAGAAACTCTTTACTTTTTTATTATACAGATTTTATGAAGCGTGTCAAGTATTTCACTCGGCAATTTCAACGCAGTCTGCGAAGCAAACTTCACAATGAAATCCCTGCTCGACATACTCGTCAGTTCTATCGCAGTCGTGCTTAGAGCAAGGACATTTTTCATCTTTGACTACTAATGGTCTGCGTGGTTCGTTCGGGAAATCTTTTATGTCTCTGGCTATCAACTCGGATAAAGTTCTGCGACCAGATTTCAATGGCATACAATTTTCTAACTTGTTCCAAATCTCTCCTTCGAAGTTTAGTTGTCCATACTTGGATAAGTGTTCGCTAAATTC